GGGTGCGGCGCCGCCTGCGGCCGACACCGCCGGCGGCGCGATCGCGCCCGGTGAGGTCCCGCCGAACTCGGTGATGAACTGCTGGAGGTTGCCGAGACCGACTGGCTGGCCAGGCGGCTGTATGCCGGTCCCGGTCTGGGTGTTCTGCTGGAGCTGGCCGATGAGTTGATTCGTCAGCGCCTGCATCAGCCGCTTCTGCTGCATCTGCGCCAGGTGCTGCTGAACGTGCGCGATCATAGTCCGCACGGCGTCGGCGTCCGGATCCTTCGCCTCGTGGGCTTCCTGGAGCCGGCGGTAGTGGTCCACCAGATGGAGCTGATCGTTGTCCATCGGGTGCGCGTTCACGTCCTCCCCCTGGAGCATCAGCGCCCATTCTTCGTTCGGGCTTACCGGCAGCCCGAGATCGGGAGGCTCCGGTACCACATCCATGAAGCGCAGGTCGCCCATATGACGGTGCAGCCGCTCAGTGACCTGCCAGAGCGCCTTCGGGTTCTGCACGATCAAAGGGTTGGCGAGATCGAGCTGGTAGAGCGTGAGCTGCTGCTCTTTGCGTGTCTCTTTGGCGAAGACTCCGGTGGCGAACTTCAACTGGAAGTCGTAGCGGCCGCCGCGCTCTTCGCTGGTCATATGGGCACCGCCCTTTTTCAGGTCGAACGCCCCATCAGCGTCCTCTTCGGTGACCCGGAAGAACACCTGCTCGGGCGCGTACATGTTCTCGAGGTCCCAGAAGTGGCCGAGAATGACGCCGAGGTCTTCTTTGAGCACGGTGGTATCGAGACCGGCCCGGACGTCGCCCTCCTGGAGCAGCGCGATGGTCTGGCGCGCCGTCCGCGGGGCGTTCGGCCGGTCGATGGCGCGGCCGAGCGTCTGATCGGTCTGCCCGGTCACCCGCTCGATGTGACCGCCGATTTCGTGCACAGCGAGCTGCGGCCAGGTCATGTCCGCCCGCACCTGGACGACGTTGATGCCAGCCGGGTCGTCGGTGGCCACCTCCTTGCGCGGCTCGTATTCAAAGGTCTCCGGGTCAAAGCCGGTGGCCGGCCGGTAGAAAATCACCGGCCCGACGCTCAACTCGCCGGCCTCGGTCGCCAGGTTGTGGATGGCGGAGAGTTCTTCCTCGCCCTGCTCAATCATCTCGCCAAACGACGGCCCCCAGTAGCTGCCGTCGCGCACCAGCGCCGATTCGACGATGGGGCGCCGGTTAGGCGTGCGCGGATACATCTCGCCGAGATCTTGAATGCCGATCACGAGATTGAGCGCCGGCAGCATCGTCACCAGCAGCTCGCTCTCGTAGCGGTCGCGGTACTTCAGGTTGGTCTCGGTCGCGTCCCGGCCGCCCTTAAGCTTCCGCCATCGCCCAAACCACTGCCAGGCTTGCAGCACCTCGCCCGAGGACAGGTTGCCGTCGTAGGTGACGCCCTCGGCGAGGTCCTTCTCGGCCTGCACCAGTTCACTTGCGTCCTGCGAGCGCTGCTCCCGGTCAAGAGCGAAGTTTACGATCTGGTCGAAGTTGTCGGAGATGCCCTGGTAGCGTCCGGCGTCTTCGCCGCGCAGGAGCTGGTCGGGTGTGATGCGGAACTTGCGTATGGCGAAACTGAAGTCCTGAATCGACTGCGCATCAGCCTCGGCCGGGACGACCAGATCGTCGGGCCACATCGGGTCGAAGCCGGGCCCCTCGTAGTCCACCTGCTCTTCCCATCGGCCGCTCGTGAGCGGCACCTGGTAGGTGCGCCGCTCCCAGGGGCTGTAGGCGTGTGAGCGGCCGAACAGGATCTTGCGAAAGATGAACACCGCCGCCCGGTTGGTCAGCTTCATCGACCGGAACACGCGCCAGGTAGTGTAGAGCGACACCTTCTTCGCCAGGTTGACGTCCGCCGGGCCCACCGGCTCGGCGTAGATCTCGGCGTCCTCGCCGAATAGCGCCTGGAGTTCCTTGGCCCACTTGGCGTAGGTCTGCCACTGGGTGACCGGGACGCGGTAGTTGGAGGCGGCCTCGTCGCCGGCTGCCGGAGCTTCCGTGCGCCCACGCCAGCGCATGTAGTAGCGCTGGAAGCGCTCCATGCGGCGGCGGTGATCGGACTGGCAGTTGTCGAAGTCCTCTTCGATGCGGTTCAGGAGCCGCGTGCGCTCGGAGTCGCGGAACTTAAGCTGGGGCGCGAAGGCGCGGCGGATGTCGCGGGGATCAGTCACCGCCCGGAAAATCGCCGCCGGCGGCGCTGTCTGCTATACACCTTAAGCCATCGCCTGCCGCCCGGCCTTCACCGGCAGCGGCGCTACCTCGATCGGCCGCGTCCCGGTACGGTTCTTTTCGATCAGGGCACTTTGGCGCGACTCGTGCACCAGCCGGTCCAGTTCCTTCAGTGGGAAGGTGCAGGCGCCGATGAAATCTTCGCGCCCCACGGTCTCAAAGACCGCCTTCATGGACGTGATCTTCCGCTCGAAGGGCTTCTCGCCGAGCACGGCGACGTAAACCGCGCCCTGCACGACCAGCTTCAAGTCCGAGGGGGCCCCTTCGGCGTGTGCCCGGAGGGCCTCGCGGATCTCCTTCTGGCGGAACACGAGCGGCGCGATTTTATTGAGCCGGGCTTCGATAGCTCCCAACTCATCGACCAGCTCCTCTAGCCGTGGCTCCCGCGCAGGGACAGAGCGAGGCCGGCACTGCTGGCGTGAACTGGATTTGGCGCTCTTCTTCAACTCCCCTCCGAGAACGCGGGGACAATCCCCGCGCGGCTGGGGCAGAGGGCCGCCACGAATTGAGCGCAGTATATCATGCCGGGCAGCATCAGAGTCGGACGCGCTCTCCGCGCCGCGCTTCTTTCGGAAATCGCCGCGCGCCATAGCGCCCGGTAGTACCGGAGCGGGGCACCCCCGGCGGCCGGCGGTTGAAGCCCATCATCCGGCGGTCCGGCGGCGGGTGGAGCAGTCCGGCGACGCAAAGCGCCCCAGCTATTACTTCATCGTCGTGACAGCCGTTCTGGTGCTCAGCCTTGCCATTGGCCTTAACGATAAAGGTGTAACACTCCTGAAGCGAGTGCGGGTCGCGAATAATGACCGACATCTCACGGATGGCGCGGTCAAACTGCGAAATAAGCTGGATGCGGCTCGTCAGATTGGTCTGGAAACCGAGGTGTTGCAGCATGGCGCTGGCCTCAGCGGAAAACGAGTCGTCCGCCTGCGGCCGCCGGTGGTAGATCAGCGCCGCCGGGTAGTCCGAGCGGAGCAACTCCTCGATCATCGCGATGCCCGGGCCGTTGACCTCCGGAACGATGAAGGCCCAGTTGTACCAGGCCGCGAGCGCGGCCACGTATTGGCCGAAGGGGGACGGTTCCAGGTGCGCGCGGATTTTCGCGACCTGCTCCCCAAGGTCTCTATCCACGACCCAGGCGACACTCCAGTCGGGGTCCTGAGAACCAATTTCACCGGCGGAGATGTCGATCCCCTGCGAAACGTCGCATCCGATCACGTACTCCTTCCCCGCTGTCGGCTTCCTGTAGACGGTCAGCGCGCCGCTTGTCTTGGGGACAAACTCGGTAATCGTCCGAACCCCTTGCCGGTACTCCTCCAGATCGCCCACCAGAGCGTCGTGAATCACCGGCATCCGCGAGAGTGCGGCGTGCGAGAAGCGCGGCCGGCCGGTCGTCAGGAACGCCTCTTCGGGCCGCGTCGGGTATTCCTGGTGGAAGAGATCGACCGACCCCTGGCAGTTATTCTCGATGGCCCACCGGCGCCAGTTGAGGTACTCGGGCGTCGCTTGGTAGTGATCCATCAGGTCGGCTTCCTCGGCCGAGAGCGAGCGCAGGAAGACATCGCGCGGGCCTTCGATCTGGCGCACATACTCCGGATGCTCCTGCGAACCGAGGAACACGGCGATCCAGTCGCGTTCGGGGTTCGAGGTGTCCGTAGCCTTCTGCCAAAGCTCCCAGAACCCGCCCCCTACGCCGTTTGCGGTGGACTCGACGATCACCATGGTGTCGGGATCGTCGGGGACCGCCGCCATCAGCGCCGGCATCAGAGTCTTCGCGTCGCGCCAGAACGCGAACTCCGAGAGGTGCAGGAACCGGAGCGACTTTGAGCGGCCCGCCTTGAGGTTGTTGGCGGTGGCGACCTTGATATAGCTGCCGTTCGCCCAACGCAGTACGTTCCCGCTGCGCGTCGCAACCTTCTCTGGCAGCCGGACGACACCGCCGAAGGGCTGGTAGACCTGCTGGAAGTTCTCGTAGTAGCCGAAGATTTCGCTGGTCGAGTCCTTATCGTGTGCGACCACCAGCGCTTTCTGCCCGGCCTGGAAGGGCACCCGGTGGAAAAACTCCGCCGCACAGCCGGCCGAGAGGGTCACCTGGCGAGCCTTCAGGAACACGATGCGGACGGGTCGCCCGCGCCGGCGTTGCTCCTCGATGGCGGCGTCGAGCTTTACTTGACCCGGCATGAGATCGAACGGCACCACGCGACCGTGCTTGTCGGGGATGGTTAAGCACTCGCGCGACCAGGCCGGGTGATCCCAGAAGGCTTCGATGAAGCGGTCGACGTCCTGCGGGACCAGAGCTTTCACGCCCCGGAAATCGCCCCCGCCTTCGGGTCTTCGACCATCAGTCCACCGCAGTCGGGCACCGGACAGCCGAGCGAACCATCGCCATCAACATCGGGGATGCAGTCGCCTGCGCGAGCCAAAACTCGGCAAAGAGAGCACCAGAGCGGTGCATCCAGAATACTGCTCAGCGGTTCAAACTCGCCACAGGCACGGCTCATCTGGTTGCTCCTACCCTCCGTCGGCAGCGGTGCCGTACCTCGCGCTCGGCTTCGGCGCGGAGCTGTGAGATCCGCGTTTCACTCAACTGTAGCCGCGCGGCGATGGCGGCGGTCGACTCCCCACAATAGTAGCGGCAGAACACCTCGCGTTGCGGCGCGGGGAGCTTCTCGGCGGCGGTTGCAGCTTGCGCCAGGCACTCACGGTAGTGGATTCGCTCATCGAGAGCGGGGTGAACCGCTATCCGGTCAAGAATGTGGTCTACCTCTTCAGCGCCGAGGTCCTGCATGGTGGCATTTCGATAGTGCGACCGGCGGCTGCGCTGGACGATGGCGCCCCAAACGCGCAGCCGCGCGTAAGCGCCGAAAGTCACACCGCGATCCGGCTGCCACTTGTCGAGCGCGTCGTAGAGACCGAGCACACCGTCCTGTACGAGGTCGTCAAACTCGAATGACGGCGGCAGTCTGTGGAGTGCTTTACGGGCGAGGGAGCGCACCAGACCTAGGTGCGCGACAATTAGGGCGCTGCGGGCCTCGGCTGAGAGGCTCACTTGATTAGCCTCTGACGCATACGATAGATCACGTCGAGCGTCACCGTCCCCTGCTCCAGTTTCTCCTCGGCCGGCTTCGCAACACGCCCGGCGAGGGTAAATTGCAGTAGCCGGCGCGCCGCGAGCAGTCGCATCGGATGGTCCGCCTTGTCTTTCGGTTCGGCTTTGAGCCCCGCTTCGATTACGTCCAGGGCCTGGCCTACAAGCCTCGCTACGCGCTCCTGATGGATGTCCAGTAAGTGCGCGATGAGAAGCTCCGTCTCTGGCGCGTGGGCTTCCTGGGATGCCCAGGTGCGTGAGATGCCCTCCTCGCGGGCGACGGCGGCCAGCGGCTTTCCGGCCACCGCGGCGGCCGCTATCACCGCACGGCGACGCGCCCGGGCAACGCTTCGCACGTCCTTTGAGCCGCGCTTGCGCCCTGGTCTGGGACGTGGCATGGATGCCGGGAAGATCGCCGGGGATTGCGTTCTGCTTCACGTGTTGAGATTAAACTCTTTAGTATTAACGGTTTCTCTGATATCCTGACCCACGAAAGGAGGTTAACCATGCCGAAGGCCACCAAGGCACCGGTCAGCACGAAGAAGACCGCTCGCAAGATGCCCCGGAAGGGTCGCTAACACTCAACCGGGCAGAAAGCCGCCCGCCACCCGCGC